AATTCCTGAAGGGGTGGACCGACGCAAAACAGGATCTTAACTGCCCGGTTTCTCACACCGCGGGCGGATGGCCGGGCAGTCCACTACATGACGCGGCAGAATTGCGTGTCTGCGCGATGGCGATCATGGTGTTAAGGCAAGAAAACAAATTTCTTGCAGCTGCGATTGAGCGATACTGGGTGCTGCTGAAAAAATTGCTTGTTTTAGAAGTTCGAAAAATCCATGAGCGCGCGGGTCACAGATGAATTGAGAAACAATAGCGGGCGGGGGTTGTAAACCAATGCAACTTAGTTGGCAAATTGCTTCCATATTAATGCTCTTTGTCACGCTGTTTTCGTCTCTAAGGCTGGCCATTACAAAAAAGCTTTCTTTCATTGAAGATTCATGTATTCATTTCTTTTCTTTGCCGCATTATTCTGTTTTTATAATTATTTTTTTGCCTTGGGCGGTCGGAGACTTTAGCCGTTCAGAATCAAGTCCCTTTCCCTGGGAGGCCTTTAGTATTGCCTCCTCCCGCCATGGTTTTTTTGACGGCCTTTATTTTGCGACGATGGTCTTTATTGCTGATTTGTGGCTATTTTGGATACCTGCAAATATCTATGTCATTCAAAACTCAAATGCTGGTCGAGTTAAGCACAACATGGCGCGCATCATTAATGTTTTAAGCGGATTGATTCTTTGTACACCGAACAACCCAATTTACGCGGCAATAAATTGGATCTGTTTTGGGAGAGGGTCATGAAAATGGCTGAACCATCAGCCCGAAAACCGGCGCAGTGAAGCGCACGTGCAGTTCTGTGAAACAATGAAGGGGGACTCATGAGAAACTCGATTTGTCTTGGCCTTATTTCACTTTTTCTTCTATCCGCCTGCGGCACATACCGTTATCAAAGAGATGCTGACATGATCAGGCAGGGCCTGCTGTCAACATACATGGAACGCACCGTTTTCCTGGACGTGTGGGGGCCGCCCGACAAGACGATTTCCATGAGGGGTGAAGCCATCAGGGCCAAGGGATTTCACTGGTTTGGCGCCGGCGGTGCCGAATACTCCAGCGAGCGGGTCTATGATGTCTGGGACTACCAAAAGCGCGGCGTCACGCTCTTTTTCGACGGCTATTACCTTTTGAGTTGGCAAACCGACAAGACCACCGAGGAACTGCGCGGCCAGGCGTCGGCCAGGCCTGAGAGCCATAGTTCGACCGTGATCAAATGAACAAGAAAAACCTCAAGACCGAACACGAACGCCAGATCATCAGCCTTTGGCTCGCGCGTCAGCCTGAAGACCAGCGCACCGAAAACGCTGCTCTCGGTTTTTGCGGATGGCTCGAGCAAAGCCTCCCGGACCTTTTAAGATACCTCGGGCCGGGCGACCCCTGCCAGCATCTCAAGTGCGTTTTACGCCGCCACATTCGCGCACGGCCGCCAGGGCCGCTTTGCATATGAGGTCCGGCGTGTTGATCACCATGATCTCGGTCAGGCCCCCATTGATCTTACCGGCCTCGGCCTTATCGATCATGCACTTTTCGAAGGCCTTGCGCACACGCTCATCCATGAAGCAGATCTTTGTGACCACCGCCGCGCTCCAGCGCCGGTCACCGGAAAACTCCGGCACCGGCCAGGGCCATGCCTCGATGGCCTCTTTTGGCACGCCGAAAACCTCATGGGCGATTTCGAAGTCAAGATCGATGTCGGATTCACACACAACTCACCGCCTTTTTAAGGGGTTTGCATGGCCGTCCTAAAAAATCACGGCGCCTATTACGTGGTCCACCGCGACCCTACCGGCAAGCAGATCTGGACCCATTGCGGCCGGGGCCTGGACGGGCAGAAAAAAGCCTACGATCTCAACGACACTCTCAAAGAAACGGGCGCCCTGCGCGCTTACGGACCCCAGAATCAGGGGTCCCCAAGCTTCGCCGAGTTGGCCAACCACTATCTGAAGGCCCGCATGGCCGACCTGCCCAAGCCCTCCATCGACAATTTGCACGGCAAGTTGCGCTCGGTGATCCTGCCCGAGCTCGGCCACATTCCGGCCAGCCAGATCACCGCCCGGGTCCTGGATCAGTACATCACCGCGCGCAGGCAAAAGGGCGTCGTCACCCGCATCGGCCCGCGCCGCAAACAGCGCAGCATACCCGCGATCGACCGCGAGGGCCGGGTGCGCACCGTCAAGCTCACGACGATCCACCGCGAGCTCACCGACATCCAGGCCATATTGAACTGGGCCGCAGATCCGCAGCGCGGCTACATCGCAGCCAACCCCGTGGCCGGCTACAAAAAGCCGCGCCGGGATGACGAGCGCATGACGCCCCCCAGCCCCGCGGAGGTCCGCGCCATCCTCGAGCATCTGCCCGAGCATGCCCGGCGCGCCCTGACCATCAGCTATTATAGCGGCGTGCGCCCGGGCGCCGAACTGTTCGGGATCTGCTGGCACGATGTGGACCTTGACGGCCGTACCATACTGATCCGATCGGCCCGCAAGGGAGGCCCGGCATACCGCCTGCTGCCCCTGCACGATGACCTGCAGGCCGCTCTGTCCGGCTGGTGCCTGGTCGACCAGACCATAAAGGACAGGCCACCCCAGGTGATCCTGTACAAGGGGTGCCCGGTCCGCTCGATCAAGCGCTCCTTCATTACGGCCAAGAGGTTGGCCGGCATCACCCGGCGCCTGCGCCTCTATGATTTCCGGCATGCCTTTGCCAGCGATCTGATCGCCGCCGGCGCCGACACCCGGAGCGTGTCCCAGCTGCTGGGCCACAGCCGCCCGGATACCACCAGCCGGATCTACGTGCACACGAATCTTGATCTTTTGCGCCAGCAGATCAACCGCCGCAGGGGAATCTGAAATGGACAGCCTAACAAATAGGCTATCGTTAGACAGGATACCTATGAAAGCGAAGTGATAACGAACACTTGTAAACATCGCTGCCCTTCGGGACGCTGGGGTCGCAGGTTCAAATCCTGCTGTCCCGACCAAATAAAATCAAAGGGTTGCCTCGGTTTCGGCAACCCTTGATTTTTGGAAAAGTGCCTAATCGTTAGGCACTTTACCAGGCCCATTTCCGGCCATCTCCGCCCTCCGGATCTTGATGCCCAGCTCGCAGTAAAGCTCCAGCATGCGCGCCTGTACCTCGGCCTGCATTTTGGGACCCACATTGCGCCGCCCATCCTCGCGCAGCACCGGAAACTCCGCCGCCCCATGAAAGATGATCTCCCGATAGATGCCCACATGATGCCTGGCCAGCGCGATCTGGCCGGCCGCCAGGTCATGAAACCCGCACACCGACGAATACGCAATGCTGTCCACGATCGTTCGGTCGCATACCACAACATCATAGAGCAGCACGGCCTCCAGCTCGGCCCGGATCTGCTCAGCAAAGATCCACATCTGCGATTCGCGCTGCGGCTCTTCATCGTCCGCCCCCAGGATCGGGTACGGGCAGCGGTGCGCCACCTCCATCAATAGACCGACCTCGCCGCCCTCGATGCGCTTGAGCCTGGCCGCCATAGCATAGGCGGCCGTGCTTTTGCCGGTCCCATGCGCCCCGGAGAACGCGATAATCTTGGCCTTGGCCGTGCGTCGCTCACTCATGCTTGCCGGCCAGGATCATAGTCTTGTCGCTGCTGCCCTTGGAGCTTCCGAAAAAATAACCGATCACGGATGCAAAACTCGTATTCAATCCCCCGAACAACATGAACACCGCTTCGTTCGATCCTTCGGGCAAAGCGTGACTCATCATCCGCCAAGTCAGGCCGAAAAACCCGGCCACCACAATCCCAGCCAGCAAATACATGGCCCAATCACGCTGGCCGGTGGCCCTGGTCTTTTCGACATCCGCCGCCCGGGCGCCTTGCCGGTCCGCCAGATAGGCGCGGTCCTGCTCCAAAGCCAGGCGCGAAAGCTCGATCCGGTTGGAAGCCTCGATCTCGGCCAGCTTGACCTGCCACTGCGGGTCCATCTGGATCTGCGCCAGCACCTGGGCCGGGTCAGGCGCGTCGGCCTCAAGGCCGAACGCGCTGCACAGCAGCGATACCGCACCGCCCACGGCGCCACCGGCCGGCCCGCCCAGGACCGTGCCCAGCAGCGGGGCGAATTTCTTGACAGCCAGCCCTACCTCTTTCCATTCCATAACCGCTGCCTTTCCGGCCCATGCCACCCTACGGGCCACCTTGAGATCGTCGATTCTTGGGCCTCTTAGCGCGTAGCGGTTTTCAGGCCGTCAGGCGCCGCACCCCCAACACCCGGCTGACCGGATACTGCGCCACGGATACCTGATTACCCTGGTTGCCGCCCAGTACCTGCACCGTGTCGTATTGCGCCATGCAAAAGAATCCCACATGGCCCTGGGCCTGCAGCACTTCAGGACCTGGTTGCGGGCCGGCGCCGCGGGACAGGATCACGACATCCCAGCCCCTCGCCGCGTCCACCAGTGCCACCGCCGTTCCGACGGCCAGCCAGGAGCGCGCAGCCGCGGACTTCGACCTGGGCAGCCCGCAGCGCTCGCAGATCCAGTTGACGAAGGCCGCACACCAGGGCACTTCGTCGTGCTGTGCCCAGGGGACCACGGAACGCAAAAACTCCATAATCAGCGGGTCGTCCTTGTCCCCGGGCAACTCCCGCCGGCCGATAAAACTTGCGGCAACGTCGTAGGGTGTTATGGATTTGAGTGTTTGGGCGATCATCGGTGCATCACCCGCCCTTACTGCGCAGCGCCTTTTCCATGATTGCTGCGGTGATCTGCGCGGTTTGCTTTTTTAGATCGTCCAGGTTGGAATTGATCCCGTTTAGCACGACTGTCAGTCGGTCCTGGCAACTATCCTGCGCCTGGCAGCAATGCGTCGTGGTCACATAGCGCAGCTCTCCGCCCTCTTGAAACAAGCGTTTGTCCATCCGCTTTTCCAAATCCGCCAATTTTTCCGCCTGCCTTTCAAAGGCCTGCTCGTTTTGAGCAAGCCGGTAAAGCGCAACCGACAGCCCGCCCACCAGAGCGACGATAAATAATAGCACAGGCCATAGTTTGAGTAGCAATTCCAACGTGCCGATCTGCATGCTGCATGAGTCCTTTCACCAACCACCGCGGAACAAGTTGCAGGGTTCCTGGCTCTTCGGGGAAGGTCACCACATGATAGCGCTTCAGGATATTAGCCGCGGCCAACGGCCGCAGTTTTAGCCAGCGCGCATAGGACAGGCTGCGGATCATCACATCCCATCCACCAGGCAGATCCGGCAGGGCTGATATCCGGTGCTCTGGGCTGCGGCCATGGAGCTGAAAACCGCCGTGCACGTCTGGCACCCGTAATAGCGGCAGTCAGGCTTGTGAAATAGATGGCTGGTGGTGTTGCCGTGGTACAGGATCTGCGCGGCCGGCGGCACCGGCTGCGGTATGACCACTCTCCATGTGGCCCGCTCCCATTGGCCGGACAGGTACAATTCCAGCCAGTA